TAAGGAAGTGAGTTTTGCGAGTTCGGTACTGTCTTTTATATAGAATGAAAGGTATGCGTCTGCAATTTCATCCTCGGTAGTGAGGTCAAGAGAGGACAATGTGATGTTTGAGATGCCATCTCCACTCGCGCCTACATCAAAGCGTACTGAGCCACCACCTGCTACCTTGTATATCGTATCAGTGAGTATGTTTGTTGTGGTTCCGCTTGCTACCCATGTGCCGTTACCGGTTACGGATTCAATAGAAATACTCTTAGACGGTCGGGTGTCCCAGTCTATGCGTACTTTCTTTGTACCATTGAGTGCCTCGATAGAAAACTTCCTATCGTCTATCTTCTTCATGCGGTCAAAGTCCTCGAATGTGGTGCGTTCGCCTTCTTCACTCCAGTTTCTGTCACCCTGTGGGTAAATACCAATGAGAGAATGAAAATCAGAAGGTAATGAATAATCATAGCTATCCGTCGCGACGACAAGTTGTGATACACGGGTACTTTCAAGGGGTTTAATCTTAGAAAGTATGGTGTTTGCAACACGATTATATAAATAGTACCGATTACGAACCTTATTGAGCGTCCCGCCGTGGGATAGCCCTATCAAGTGGTTCTCTAGTTCGTTGATACTAAGCATATAATTTAGGCGTTAGCGTAAATAACCGTGATCTTACTTGCGGCTGCGGTGACTATGCGGATACCTGCTGCGATTGAAGCGTTAAACTCATATCTTCCCTCTACGATAGAAGTTTTTAGAGTCCCTACGTTTGCAGTAGAGCCAGCTATTCCATCAATTATTGAGATAGCCCCCGCTGCTGTTTCTCCTACCACAATAGCAATGAGTTTGCACTTTCCAGTAAACACTTGAGTGGTAGTTGCGGTGTCAATGTATGCGTATTTATAATCATCTCTTACCATATATTTTTTATTATCGAATAATGGGTCACCCGACCCTATCCCCGACTTCTCACCAAGTCAGAGGAGAGCAAGGTTATGGACAGGTGATTGTTGAGCCAGCAACTGTGCCGTTTGCGACAGTTACCTGAGAGCAACCTGAACCGTCACTATCCTCAAGGATTACACGACCCCCCTGTGTAGCACTAGAACTAGTGACATACACGGTAGAGGTGGAGGTAAGACTTGTTTGTTTAACTGCAAGGTCGCGCATAGTGAAGTCACTATTGACGAGACGATTTGCTGCTCCGAGTTCGTTGCCTGATTGATTACCAACCAGACTTCCACCAAACACTACGAGTAGTGACACGACGAGTGCGGTGACGATTGTTTTAATGTCAAACATATCTGATTGTTAGATTGATAATCATTAAGCTGTAGTTCCGTTCGAGCCACAGTACCCTGAGAATGTCTGCATGAAGTGAGCCTCCATGAAACGTCCACGGTATACCCATGAGTCATTAGCGGTCTTCGTTGGGTCAATGAGATCCGTATTGAAGTCCATGAATGTCTGTCGAGTAACGCTATGGCTTGTAGAAAGAGCGTGGTATGAAGTGTTTGCGTTTGAATTTGAGTTATACGCACTTCCGAGGAAGATAGATGCTCCGATTGTGACGGTTCCGTAAACGGTGTCAAAAAGGTTAATCTGATTTTCAGCTGAGAATGGTACAAGGCTTGAGTCCATGACTTCCTTTGCCGTCTTGAAAAGGATGAAAGGTACTAATAGTCCCTCAAATACGTAGCTCCCTGCTTCACCGTCTTGTGCTTTTTGGTTTGCAAGACTCTGTACTACTGTCCAAAGGTTATCTGCATTGAGTGCACCTGTTTCGAGGTTGTCAACGGTAACATTCTTGAGTGTTACGTGTGCGTTACTTGCAAACGCTTGTCCGTCTGGTGTGGTGTTCTTTGCTCCTGCGAACGCATCTGCGTAGGTGTTAAGCATAGATGCTTTGTCCTGTGTAGTGCGAGCACGTTCACCGATTTGTGAACCGATTTTTGCTCGCTTTCCTACTGCATCTGCCTTGAACGCTTCGATAGATACGGGGACCTGCTTTGTCCACTTTTGCTGACGCTTTGTCTTGGTGTTACCAATACGTGTATCAGTATCAGCAATAGTTTCCTGCTCGTCTGTCTCGTCAAAGCCTCCTACGTTGCTATCCTCATCCCACGTATGTGCAAGAAGATTTGTAGTATCTTGCATGAAGAAGAATGAGTTTTGTGCAGAAACGTATCCTGGTTGTTCTGATCGCTGGTATTTCTCCCATGCTACTGAGTCAATCTCTGTTTGAGTTGCGTCTGGTGATAGACCACTTGTATGTCCGCCTATGGGGTTCATTTTATGTAATCTTAATTATTAAGTGTCAAGTAATTACTACGAGACAACACTTCGGTATGCTTGCGCGCAAACAGTTACATCGAGGGTAGAAAGTGCAGTGTTTCCACCAACAAGTTCTAGTCCTGATGTGTTTGCTCCTGCTAAATCTTTGATTGTGTAGAGCGGGCCTCCGTCTGATGCACCTGTTGCTGCGTAGTCGATAAGGACAACGTCGCCAATAAGAAGTGCTAGCTCAGTAAGCGTGTCTACGTTAGCTACTGTCTCTGCTTTTCCTCGGATGCGTCCCACTGATGGAGTTGGACATGCACAGGTAAGGAACTGCTCAATGACTGTTCCTGCTGTTACGAGTTCTGCATTTTCAACAGCAATACCACCAAAACGAGTCGTGGTGTTAATTGTTGGAAAATCTGCCGCTGCAAGGACGAACGTGTTTACGCTGTTTGCGCCTGCGGTAATAGTACCGAGGTTAATAACGGGTTCACCTGCTCGTACTTTTGTACCTCCTGCCACTAGGTATCGCTTCATTGCGACGTTTGGTCCGACTACTGATAAATCTGAAATCATGTTGAATATAAATTACTTCGATGAGCCATGTAGGTCACATCTTTGCTAATGCGTTGTAATTGACTATTAGAGCATCCCTTTACGTCCCGTCTTTGGGTCGCTATACATCTTCTTTCCGTTAGGGAGAATCTTTGTGTATACCTTGAGGGTACTGTCAAAAGTGAACCCTGCGTTTTTAAGTGAGGCTTTGAGGTCTGCACTTAGTTTTGGCTCGGACGATGTAGTTTCTTGGGTGCCTGTAGAAGTGTCTTTTGATGCAGTTTCTTTGCTGTTTACCTTTCGAGCAAGTTCTACATTCTTAGCGGCGGTACGTTTGTAGCTTGCAATAGCGTGTGCCTCACTGAGTTGGTCACGGAGTGTCATACCTTCGGGGAAGATACGGTTCTTATGGATTTCCATAATGAATCGTGCCTCACCGTCTGAGTCTGCTATCTCTGTTGCAATTTCAGTGATGCGTTCTGCGTTTGCTTCGGCTACAATCGTTTGAGTTTTACGAGCTAGGTACGCATCCATCTCCTTACGGGTCATGGGTTTATCCTCATCGGACTCATCATCACCTTCATCGGTTTCTGATACTTCCTCTTTGCGCTTCTCTTCGCGCTTTCTGAATGCTTCCTTTGCCTTCTCTGGGTCTGGCTTCTTCTCTGCTGCAATCAACGCTTCATAGTCGTCTTGTGAAGAACTAGAGTCATCTGATTGCTCAGTTGCCTCCGTAGTATCTGTCTCTGATACATCAGCTTGCGCTGTCTCTGTAGGTTTTTCTATTTCCATCGTATTTTTGTAGCCCCGTCAGGCATCTATTTAGTTTAGTAACATCTCCGTGAGGAGTAAGGCCACCGAGAGTGGCTTGATGGGTGGTACAAGGTGAGTTATACCACCCGTCAAGCAACCCTACTGGGTCATGTGCTTTAGGATTGTCTCGACTTGGTTCAATAAGTAAATCTCCATCTTTGCTCCGATTATGTCGCTCTCTGTCTTAGAGAGATTGAGTGCTCGTTGCTGAGCATCGTGGGTGATAGCTCCTTTGAGTATCTTCCACAGTTCTGATTGGAGTAGTTTACTTGCTTGTGCTCTGAGTTCGAGTACGTTCGCTTCTGGTAGTTCAGTACCTTTGTACTCCCATTTAGTAGGAGTGTGGATTCTGAGCAAGTCTTCCTCTTGTGGCAAGTTGAATACGTCACAAAGAACGTATTGTAGGTGCTTTTGGAGAATTTTTTGCTCGTTGTTTTCCATTATTTCTTCTTAGAAACCTTGTCCATAGTCTGCTTTGCGATAGTTCGTGCTGCTTTTACAATCGCTGGTGCTTCGGCTTCCTCTGCTACATCTACAATCTCACCATTGATACGGAAAGTAAGGACAACTTCTGCCTTAGCCCGTGGTGCTTTTCGTGCAAAGTCATAGAATGACCCCATTTTCACGGTGTCGCCGT